AGGAAGAACGTGAGGTTAAATTAACTATGCATCTTCAGTTCATGTGGAAGACTCGTGAGGATGAGAAAGTTTGTAAAACATGTGCTTCATTGGATAGACAAATGCTATTTAATATTCCTGAGCAAATGCCTCATCCCAACTGTAGATGTGATTTTGTAGTATATGAGTGGTGGACAGATCCTGATGGTCATGTAGTGGCAGATAGACGATACGACATAGAGCAAAATAAAAATTATAAATCTGATGGTTTTGCTATAAAAACTGCTGTTGTAACATCAAAACTTAAAGATGGTGAGCAAGTGACAATATTTGAGGTTGAGGATGAAGATGAAGAGGGTAAAACTCACAAAGTTACTTTTAAGACTGAGGATTTAGATAATCTAAGAAAGGAGTAATTAAATGGAAGAAGAAAAAGATGGTGTGTGGAGAACAATTTCTGGTCGTAGAGTATTCATTAGAGAAGGTGAAGACCTTGCAACTGCAATGAAGAATTCTGGCAAATTTGAGAAATCACAAAATTCTCCAGAAAAACAAGTTCAAAAATCACAAAAATCCTATGACAATTGGGACTCTGAGGAAAAGAAAAAGTTTAGAAGGTGGTATAGAAAACATGCTGAAGAGTTAGCTGAGAAATACAAGGACTCTGGTGATGTCAAAAAAGCTGCCCAAGACCAATGGGCTAAGGACCATAATTTGGATGATACCAAAGAGCCAGTTAACAAAGCTAAAGAAATTAGTGATAAAATTAGAAATCAAAGACAACAAGTAACAGATTCTCAAAAGTCAGTGAGTGATAGAATCAAAGAACAAAGAGAGAAACAAAGAGAAAATAACATTGAGCATGACTATTCAAAAGGTCAATGGGACCCAGAGACAAGATCCTTTGTTCTGGAAGATGGTCATAGAGTAGAAATGCTTAAAAAGAAAGAGTATAAAGAGTTAGCCCAAAAGCAATTCGAAAATGCCAGTGAAGACACGAAAGATATTGTTAATAGTTATACTATATCACAAGCAACAGCTGGTTCTTGTGACTTAAATAAAATTACTCCGAGAAATATTGCTGAGAAATATAGGTTCGATGCAATTGGAATAACTACTGAAGATGGGTTGGTTATTTCACAAAGAGAAAAGGATTTGATGGATAACAAGATGTATAAGGATTGGCAGAAAAATTACGAGCCTAAAATTAAAGATGGTGTATCTCGATATGACTTAGAGCATGAGTGGAGAAAGGCTTGGAATATGGAGAAACAAGATATTAACCCTCGAATGTTAGAACCTAGTTCTTATTATGATACACTAGACCCTAAAACTGGAGAAAGATGGATTTGGACTAAAGAAGAGGTAGCTGAAGCTAAGGTTTTATCTAAAGAATTGGACCGTATTGATAAAGCCCAAGTGAAGGCTGGTCGTAAATATGGTTATAGTTCTCCAGAATATAAAGCTTTGGAAGAAGAGCACAAAGCTGTTGCAAGTGCTGCAACAAGTGAAAGACTTAGACGACCTGATAGGTCAGCCTATTGGTTTGAGCAAATTGCAAAATATGATGAGACAATGGTATATAGAAGAGATGTTGACCTAGATGCTTTGAAAAAAGAAGGCAAATTTACTTATTTGAACAAACAAGAACAAATCGATTTGGAGTGGACAGATGATTTAAGAGCAAAACAATCCAGTGAAGCATTAAGAAGAATCGATGGACTAAAATCAAGTGTTAAGCAATTTGATGAGGCCTTCCAAAAAGATGGTACTGTCTTAGACCACGACATAATGGTATATAGAAGAAGTTATGAAAGTTCAAAAGAAATGGAAGAAGGTTACACCAAACTGGGTTATACATCAACCTCTGCTCAAGACACATTACCTAAGAAAATGCCATCAGGTACACGTTTTGGAGAACAAGAGCAATATATCATAATTCCAAAAGGAAGTAAAGTCTTATTTGCTGAAGACATTATAGGTTACGACCACATGCAAAGACCTGATTATGTAGAAAATGGTTATAAGAAGTCAGATGATGGACTAAGACGACAACATGAGGTCATACTACCAAGAGGGACATCCTTCAAAGAGGTTGGAACAGTCAAAGAAAATGGATGGAATGTTATAGCCCATGTTTTAAAAGCTGAAGTGAAGGAGGAGTATAAAAATGGAAGAAAGAAATAATGCCTACATAAAATATCTCTTAGAATTTTATAATGACCAAGTACAGGGTTTGAAACCCAAAGATGTTAGACCGAATTCATTTGTTGAGATTACAGGAGTAGATGAGCCAAGTTATTTAGATGATTTGGTTGATGTTATAGAGAAATTAAAATATTTGAGCTAATACTGTTTACATTATTTTGGAGATATGTTATAATAATATTGTAGAAAATGACTTCAGTTTTTGCTGACATTCTCTATATGGTTTTTCAAAGTCTAATCATTTGCTGGGGTAGTCCAAAGTACCCTAGCAACATCAGGTCAAGCATGGCTAATCGAGTAAGATGTAGAGGTTTATCTTCAGTTTATCCCTACATTTTAATGGTTCTCAGTTCGACCCTGAGTGACCTGACCTGTATCCCTCATGGAAATATAGATAAACCGTGGACTGAGTATACTGAGGTAGCTCAGTTCTCTTTTTAGAAAAATCTCATTGAAAATAGTTGAGAAATTTTTCTGTTTATGATAGAATAAAAGTGTAATAAGAAAATATACTTGGTCGAGGGTTATATTTTGTTACAAGGTTTTGCTACTTTTCCTGGACCCTGAGTCTAAAAGAGTAGCTTATTTTGTAATATGGAGGTGAGAAAATGGTTCATATTTTGACGCATAATGACTTAGATGGCTATGCATCTGGTTATATCGTCAGTGACCATTTTAGTAGCCAGGAGAAAGCCTTTACAATTTTGAATTATGACAAAGAGCCTGATTTGTCTAAAATCAAACCAGGAGATATTGTCACAATCACAGACTACTCATTGACAAATTCCCAATATCGTGAAATTCTGGAGAGAGTGGGAAATGATGGAAAACTAATTTGGTGTGACCATCACATTACTGCGATCGACAGATATAACACTGATTCCGAATTATTGGTCGATGGTATTAGGAGCACAAAATATTGTGGAGCAATTCTTACTTGGTGCTATTTCAATGGTTTAACTATTGACGAGATCGAAGAAACGCCTTATGAAGAATTCATATCCAAAATACCTTATTGGCTTAGATTAGTAGATGCTTGGGATACATGGAAACTCGACTCTCAGTACCGTAATCAGGCTGAGTTATTAAACATTGCAACCCAAAATAATTTGTCTATGGATCTAATGAGCAAATTAGAGAATAATTATTTGGATTATGTTAGAACTGGTAAAAGTTATAGGGATTTTAGAAATCAGTGGTCAAAAGCTTTAAGAGACCAGTATTTATTTTACAAAATTCAAAGAGGAGACAATTTTGGAGTAAACCGTATGATTACTCTAGCCGTCTTAAATGTTGGTAATGCAAACTCTGAATTCTTTGGAGATGAAATCAATAGAGTCGATGCTTGTGTTACAATGTGTTTTGATGGCAAGAAATGGAAAGTTAGTTTATATTCTAACAAACCAGATATTGATTGTTCTTATGCAGCTAAAATCTTTGGTGGCGGTGGTCATAAAGGAGCAGCTGGATGTTATTTTGAACAATTAACTCCACCATCATTTCTTTTGGAAGATGGTGAGATAATAAAAGTAGTAAAGGAGAAAGATTAATATGGACGATGATGAAGTTTTAACATTTGACGAAATTTTGGAGGATGCAACTTATCAAGCAGAATTTGATAAGAGAGTGCAAAAAGCTATTGAGAAATCTATGGCAGCAAAGGAAAACGAATTTAAGGAAAAAGAAAGAGCATTAGCAAATAAAGAAGAAGAAATTAGAAAGAATGTACTTGAAGAAATGGAAGCTAAAGCAAAGGAAGCTGAAGAAAATGCTAGACTTACTGAAGCTGAAAGATATAAGAAGGAGCTTGATAAATTAAAACAAGATAATTTGTCAATGCAAAATCAACTTAGTATAATAGCTAAAGAGAAGAAAGCTGCAAATTACGTTAAAGAAAAAGGTTATGACCCAAAAGTATTAAAACTTATGCAAGACAGAATAGCTAACATCAAAGATGTAGATTTGGAAGACAAAATCGATGAAACAAACACATTATTTAGTGAAAGCGTTTCAGCTGGACTAAATGAGAAATTGAAAGAAAATCCTGATGTTATGCTTGGTGACAAAGGAAAGAAAGAAGGACCTCAATTTGATTTTGGGTTCCAATCTATAAAACCTGAAGCAAAATAATTTTAGAAAGGAAAATTATAAAATGCAAGATAAAGAGTTAGAATGTATTGAATGTGGTGATAAGTTTGTAATCACTGTTGACGACCAACAATGGTATGCATCTAAAGGCTTCAAAGAACCAAAAAGATGCAAAAATTGTAGAAGGCTTAGAAGAGCCAAAGTGACAGGAAAGGAGGACATACCTTATGGCCAGAAGAAAGAAAACGGATATAGATAATGAGACATTGTCTAAAGAAACTGAACAAGTACAAGAAGCTGTACTTAAAGATTTAGTGAGTGAAGAAGATACACCCAGAAAAAAAGATATTCCAGATGCTGATAACAGTGTTGGAGCAGAGGTTAAAACACTTATAGTTGAAGAACCTGTAGACTTAAATAAAGTTAAAGCTGAGGCTGAAAAAGCTGAAGCTGAAAGAAAAGCTTTGGAAGTTGAGAGAAAAGAAATTAGAGTTGGAGATAGAGTAAAAATCAAACCTAATGTGGAGACTGACACTTTAGGTAGAAGAATTCACAATGGAATTCGTAATTATACTTACAATGTATTGGCCGTTAGACCAGACGGATTTATCTCTATCGAATGTCTAACTTATGCATTTTTGGTTAGAAAAGACCAGGTTAGTAAAATATAGGAGGTGAAATCAATGAGAAGAGACAATGACAAAAATTTTAATTTTGTTGAAGAGCCAGAAGAGAAGATGGTTCATACTCCAATGGGAACTACAATGAAATTAGTAAAACCCATCAAAGTTGGTGTTCATGTAATGTATAACGATGAAGAGTATGTTGTTCAAGATGTTAAGGGAGACGAAATTTTTATTGCAATGCGTGATAAAGAACATACTGTTAAAAAATCAGATGTCGAAGTAATTGAATAGTTAATAGAACCCTCACCGAGTAGTAATTGTGGAAAGGAGGTATAAAGAGATGATGTCCAACAAAGTTTATGATATTTTGAAATGGATTGCTCTAATTGCTCTTCCAGCAGTTGCTACTCTTTATTTTGCAATCGCTCAGATCTGGGGATTGCCTTATGGAGAGCAAGTAGTTGGAACAATTACTGCAATCGATACATTTTTAGGAGCACTTCTTGGAATAAGCAACCATAATTATGTGAAGAAGGAGGAAAAATAACATGGAAGAGACAAAAAGAGAAGTTATTGAAGACGAATTTGTAGAAACAACTCCAGAGATGGACCAAGAGTTATCGTTTGGAAAAGAGGAAGGAGAAGATGAGTAATGAGTTATAGTAGTTTAACATCTGCTTATCTACCAGCCTCTTCTAGTAATTATACTCAAGGTAGAAGAGGTTATAAGATTTGTAAAATCACTCCACATCACATGGCTGGTAGATTAACAGCTGCTCAATGTGCTAATATATTCAAAAATCCAGCAAGACAAGCCTCTTCAAACTATGGTATAGGTTATGATGGAGAAATAGCTTGCTATGTGGATGAGGAAAATAGAGCATGGACTTCAGGAAATAGAGAAAATGACTGTCAAGCTATTACAATAGAAGTTTCAAATAGTTCTACAGGTGGAGATTGGCCTATATCTGATGCTGCGTGGAATTCACTAATTAACCTTTGTGTTGATATTTGTAGAAGATATGGATTTAGACTTGATTACACTGGAGATAAAAATGGGTCATTGACAAGACATAACATGTTCCAAAATACAAATTGCCCAGGTCCATATTTACAAGCCAGATTTCAAGAGTTAGCAAATATAGTTAATGCTAAATTAGATGGTCAACCAGAGCCATACCCAACACCGGAACCATCTCCATCACCAGCTGGAAGTTATTTGGTAAAAGTAACAGCTAGTTGTTTAAATATCAGAAAAGGTCCAGGGACTAATTATGGTATAGCTGGACAAATTACTGATAAAGAGACATACACTATAGTGGCTGAAAGTGATGGGTCTGGAGCTTCAAAATGGGGTAAATTAAAATCTGGAGCAGGATGGATTAGTTTAGACTATGTCGAGAGAAAAGATGGTGGAAGTACTTCAACTCCAAAACCATCCAGAAAAGTTCTTGGACTATATGTAGTCAATACTCCATCTGGTCTAAATGTTAGAAAAGGTCCTGGAACTAATTATGGTATAATTAAAACATACCAAAATGGAACTAGGTTCGATACTTATGAAATAAGTGGAGCTTGGGCCAGAACTCCATCTGGTTGGGTTAACTTAAATTATTGCTCTTTAGTCAGAGCATATTAGAAAATTAGACTAAGTCATAATTCTCCGTTGATTTGTGGCTTAGTTTATGTTAAAATAAATATGTAAAATATAAGAAAGGGAGGTAAAAGTCGAATGGGCAAAAATGCTTATGATTTGAAATCTGCTTTGCCAAACAAGGTACTGGATGAAGATGGAAACATAACTGACCTATTTGGAAAACCTGTTAACCCAAGTAGTCAAGCTTATGCCAATAAAGTCTCACTACCTAACAAATGGTTAAACCCTGACGGCACTTACTCTACTTTAACAGAGATAATCGGTGGAGCAATTGACACCGATGTTTTTGTAATTGTAGAAGAATTGCCTGAGACTGGTGACCCAAAGAAAATATATCTAGTCCCAGATGACAAAGGTGGATTTATAGAATATCACTGGACTGGTTCAAAATGGGACCCAGTGGGTATGGTCGAATTTGATTTGTCAAACTATTGGACAATTTCTCAAGTTCAACAAGCAATTGCAAATGCATTACAAGCCTCTAAGGATTATGCTGATACAAAGAAAACTGAAGCGATAAGTTCTGCTAATGAATATACAGACTCTGCTATACAGAGTTCAATAACTCAAGTGTTAGGAGGTGAGTACTAATGGCTCGAATAAATAATTTGACAAACTTTTTGACTGATGTCGCTAGTGCGATTAAAACTAAAAAAGGTTCGGAGACTGCTATTCCTGCAGCTAATTTTGATACTGAAATATTGGCTCTTCCCGCACAAGGAACATATCAACAAAAATCAGTAACAATTTCTGCTAATGGAACTACAACACTAGAACCTGACCAAGGCTACGATGCAATGGACCAAGTTAGTATTGAGGTTAATGTACCAACAGGTGGTGGTAATTATGTGGTTCCAGATGGTATGAAATTTGGGTATTCTACACTTACATCTATACCTAGTAATATGGAATTTCGGTAATATTACGAATGTAACTAATATGTTTTATTATTGTAACAAGTTAACTACAGTTCCTAATTTTAACACATCACATGTTGCTAGTATGACTAATATGTTTTATTATTGTAGTAATTTAACGTCAGTACCAAATTTTAATACAGCTAATGTTACTAGTATGACTAATATGTTTTATTATTGTAACAAATTAACTACAGTACCTAACTTTAATACAACTAATGTTACTAATATGGCTAGTATGTTTTATTATTGTAACAAATTAACTACAGTACCTAACTTTGATACAAGTAATGTAACTAATATGTCTGATATGTTTAATATTTGTAATAATTTAACATCAGTACCTAACTTTAATACAGCTAATGTTACTAATATGGCTAATATGTTAAATGGTTGTACTAAATTAACATCAGTACCTAACTTTAATACAGCTAATGTTACTAATATGGCTAATATGTTAAATTACTGTACTAATTTAACTACAGTACCAAATCTTAATACATCTAAAGTAAAAGATATGACTAGTATGTTAAATGGTTGTATTAATTTAACATCAGTACCTGAATTTGATACATCACATGTAACTAATATGCCTGATATGTTTGGTTATTGTAATAAATTAACAACAGTACCAGAATTTGATACATCACATGTAACTAATATGTCTAATATGTTTAAGCGTTGTAGTAATTTAACAACAGTACCAAATCTTGATACAACTAATGTAACTGGTATGAGTAATATGTTTATATATTGTAGTAATTTAACATCAGTACCTAACTTTAATACATCTAAAGTAACAGATATGGCTAGTATGTTTAGTGGCTGTACTAATTTAACTACAGTACCAAATCTTAATACATCACGTGTTACTGATATGGAGGCTATGTTTGAGAGTTGTAGTAATTTAACAACAGTACCAAATCTTAATACAACCAATGTTATCGATATGCATGATATGTTTGGTTATTGTAATAATTTAACATCAGTACCAGAATTTGATACATCACATGTTACTAGTATGACTAGTATGTTTAGGAATTGTAATAATTTAACATCAGTATCAAATCTTAATGCAGCCAATGTAATTGATATGGAGGCTATGTTTTCTCAGTGCAGTAATTTAGTATCAGTATCAAATTTTAATACAAGTAATGTTACGGATGTACATGATATGTTTAATAATTGTTATAAATTAATATCAGTATCAAATCTTAATACATCTAAAGTAACAGATATGCATGGTATGTTTTATCAGTGCTATAATTTAACAACAGTACCTGAATTTGATACATCACATGTTAAAGATATGAGAAATATGTTTGGTCGATGCAATAATTTAAGTGATGCTAGCATTCAAAATATTATTAATATGTGTTTGAATAGTAATATTACATCAGTGGTTTATAAAAATTTAAGCAATGCTAGTTCGTATAGTCCATTTTATAAATCTAATATAACTAATTCAAGATATAGTAACAGACTAGAGGAATTGACCGCTGCTGGATGGACATATTAGAAATAAATAATAGGGAGATTGAAATATGATAGATGTAATTATACCTGCTTATAATAGTCAAAATACAATAATAAGAACTTTGAGTTCAATTGCAATGCAGCTAAACCGAGATGAGCTTAAAGTTACAATAGTAAATGATGGAGGAAGAGGGTATGAGGAGATTGTTAAAATCTTCTCTCCTCTAATCAATATTCAAGAAATTGGGTATGAAGAAAACCGCGGTCCTGGATATGCAAGACAATACGGTATAGACCATACAAATGAAGAATTTATAACTTTTATAGATGCAGACGATACTTTTTATGAAGCATGTTCTTTAAGTGTATTATCTAAACCTATAAGAGATACGTCTGCAAAATTTATAATTTCACCATTTATTCAAATAGGTAAAGAGCCTACTATGCAAGGACCTATGAATGCTAACTTAGTATGGGTATTTGGTCATATTTACAGAAGAAGTTTCTTAAAAGAACACAACATCAGATTTACACCTACTCGTTCGAATGAAGATGTTGGTTTTAACACAATGTGTAATTTAATAGCACAACATGAGATGGGACCAGAAGGTGGAAAGATTTTAAATGTACCTACCTATGAATGGCACTACAATGAAGCAAGTATTACTAGAAGAGGTAAAGATGAGTATGAATATGGTATATGCACACCAGGTTATATTTATAATTTATATCATGCCTATGACGTAGCACAAAGAGAAGGTGTTCCATTGAAACAAATAGCTCTACCAGCTTTAGAGACTGCTTTTAGCTGTTATATTTATTATAACGTGGCTTTAGCGAAAGAAGTTCCTCCA